TTGCTTCTTTGAAGTTGAATTTTCAAATCTATAAGCATAGAAATCTCCTGCTGGTTAGATAAATCTAGTTGATGATATTTTCTAATCAGTATCATATCCTTTTCTGGAATCTCATTTTTGTGAGGATTCTTAATACCAGAAATTCCAACTAAATAGTCAATGCTGCAACCGAAATAATTTGCTATTTTAATCAGAAATTCTCCATTAGGAAAGGAAGTACCGCTTTTCCATTTTGTTAAAACACCAGAGGATATATCTAAATCTTTGGCCACAGGGTTAGGCTTGGTATTTTTTTCTAAACATAATGAGTAAAATCGATCCCAAAATATATGATTTGAGTTCATATAATCTCCTTTCAAAAAACACACAAACGTGAGAAAGATAATTGACAAACTCACGAACATGAGATAAAATAACTATGGTTATATTTTTATATACGAATATTACCACAGTTATATATAAGGAGGAAAGGGAAAAAGATGAATATTGGTATGAATATAAAGAACAGACGGGAAAAGCTGGGAATCACACAGAAGCAGATGGCGGAAAACTTGTCACTGGCTCAACCCATGATTGCCCAGATTGAGAGGGGAACGAAGATCCCGAACATGATCTTAGGTCTTGCAATCGCGAGGATGCTGGGCTGTACGATGGAGGATTTGATGGAAGATGCGAAAGATGAATGATGATATATGGATGGTACTGGCTGCATTGTCTATAGGTGCGCTGATATGGTCCATGGCTGTGTTGGGTGCGGTGTTTGAAGATTTGGCATTGCTGGGTGGAATATAAAAAATTTTAAAATTTTTCAGAAAAAGCAGTTCAATAAGAAAAAAACTTACATATTTACAATGGAGCCGAAACGGTGGAGCTTCCACCGTCTGGCGGGACCGGCCGCCCGCCACCGATGAGGCAGGACAGAAAGGATTAGCATATGCAGGTAACAAGAGTATTTTGTGACAAGTGCGGGGCGGAAATAAAAGAATCACATAAGTTAATGGTATCCCGGTACAGTGAGCAGCTTAGGGGACAGTGGCAGGCAGAGAATGTAAGACTAAAGGGCGCTGATTTTTGCGGGGAGTGTGTAAAGCAAATTATCGATTACGCATTCCAAAAGGATGAAGGCAAAAAGGAAGCGATGGAGCAGCCCTTACCTGACTACGATCTGGAAGTAGAATGGTCTATGGCTATTGAGAGGCTGCGGGCTAATCGCTCATAAGGAGACGAGGCAGAAAGGGATAAATACATGGATGAAAATATGATCAAATTAGTTGCAGAGAATCAAAGAAGAACAAGTACATTGCTGATCGATGTCATTAAGGAGGCGGCAGAAAGTCTTGAAGACATCTTGAAAGATTCGCCGATGGTAATTGCATATGGGGAAGTGCTTAGAAAAGAAAGAATTGATGAAACATTAAGACCTACTGAAGACTTGACCTGTCTTACAAGTAGAACAGCGGGAGAAGTTGATTACCAGAAGTACATTTCGGAATTGTGCATGATGAGAAAAAGCGCTGAACCGGATAGCCCTATGCGTGTGCGCAGCGCAGAGGCGCGCATAAAAAAGAGAGTAATAGAAGAACTTATGGAAACAGTGCTGCTTCTGGAAAAAAATGAGATGGAAGCAGCAAGTGAAAAGTTAGATAAGTTATCTGAATTGTGTTGTTTTATAAACAAGAAAGGGCAGCACTGAGAAGTCAATAAACAGCCGAAACAGGGGTACAGTCCCCTGTCTGCCGGGGATGACCTACCGGCACCGATGAGGCAGGTCAGAAAGGAAAACAAATGAAAAAAAATGTAAATGTAGTCGTTACGGACGCTGATGGAAACAAGGAGATGCGCGAAAAAGCGGTCGTGGTATCTTTGCAGAAACAAGGGAACGAGAATAAGGCAACCGTTTCTTTAGTGAATGTGGAGGGCTTGGATTTTGTGGTAGCTGTATGTTCTTTGCTGAAGGTAGTAGATGACCTTGACTTAAATGAAGCGGTGTTGAAAATTGCTTCGGAAATGGATGTTCAGATTACCGGACGGGAACAAATAGAAGATTAAAAAAGCCGCTTCCTTGGCAGAGAAAGCGACTTTTCGTAAAGAAGTTATAAAAGAACTCAAATCAAGTGTACCAGAACTTGACTGAGCTGTAAAGAAGAAGGTGATTAAATTATGGAATATTTATCTGTGTCAGAATATGCAAAATTTAAAGGATGTTCGGAAAGATATATTCGAAAGCTGATATCAGATGGAAAGTTAATAGCGGAAGAAAGAACAGAAGTGGCGCGTGGAGGATTGAGCGGGATATCATACATGATTCCCCTTGCAGCCTGCGAACTCAAGGTACAGAAAAAGTACATTAAACGGCAGAAAAAACTGAACCAACCGCCGCCGGAGCCGAAGCCAAAGCTGCAGGCGATCACGCTGGAGGAGATGAGCCAGGAGGAGCGGCAGGAAGTTGCCAAGTGGAAGAACATCCTTGACGAATGGAAGGAATACCGGGAAAAGGGGGGGCCTAAGAAGGAGCGGGACGAAGAGTTTGTTGATTATATCAGTAAGAAGTACCCGGAGTTCCACTTTTCAGTCCGGATTCTCCAGAGACAGGCGCAGGCGCTGCGGGAGAAGGGGGAGGCGGCGCTGATCGACAGGAGGGGCAAGCATAAGAACCACCATAGGGCGATCCCGCCGGAGGTATTTGATATCTTCAGCAGCTATTATCTGGATGAGTCCCAGAAAACGGTTGCCAAGTGTATGCGGATGACGGAGACGTGGATCAGGCACGAAGGGAAGGAAGCAGAATACCTGCCGCTGGCGGCGAGCAATACCTTTACCCGTGAGATTATGCGGAGCATCCCACCTGCGGTAGTAGTCTACTGCAGGCAGGGAGAAAAGGCGCTGAAGGACAAGATGCTGCCGTTTATCCGCAGGAAATACGATGAAGCAGACTTTTACAGCAACGACATCTGGGTCTGTGATAACCACACCTTTGATGTATTTGTCAACGATGGGGAGCATAAAAAGCCGGTGCGCGTATACCTTACCGCTTTTCAGGATGTCCGGAGCAGGAAGTTTATGGGTTGGTATGTGACCATGAACCCATGCTCAGATGCCACACTGATCGCCCTGCGGCGCGGGATCGAAAAGTATGGGATTCCGAAGCAGATCCTTTCGGATAACGGCCGCGAGTTCCTGACCTTTGACATCGGCGGCAGGGGCTTCCGGAAAGCGGCGGCTACCACGGAACACGAAGCGCCGACGATCCTGGACAACTTAGGCATTGAGTTTCGGACTGCGATGGTACGGAACGCACGGGCAAAGATCATTGAAAGGGCATTCCGGGACGTAAAGGAAGATTTTTCCCGGATGTTCGAGGGGTACACGGGCGGAACGATCATGGAACGTCCGGAACGCCTGAAAAAGACCGGGAAGGATGCGGAAAACTTCACAATGTTGCCGGAGTTTGTGCAATTTGTTGATAAGTACATAGAAGGCATTTTTAACAAACACAAGCACAACGGCGTCGGGATGCGCGAAAGGAATCCGGACCAGGTATATGCGGACTGTCTGGTGGAGAAGCGGGTGGCGACCACAGACCAGTTAAACCTGATGATGCTGCGGAATACCCGGATGCAGAAGGTCGGGCGGGAAGGGGTATTTTTGAAGCTGCATGGGCAGAAAATCCCGTACAACAGCCAGAAACTGAACTTTTACCATTTTGGGGAAAAGGTTTATCTGCGGTATGATCCGGACAACCTGCAGGAAGTGCGTGTATACGATGAGCAGGACAGGTTCCTTTGCACGGCGGCGCAGGTGGCATCCTTAAGCTACTTTGCGAAGAAGGAAGAGGTGGCGGCTGCCATGAAGGAGCAGCGGAAATACGAGCGCACGGTAAAGGAATGGAAAGAGCAGAACGTGAAGCGGGCACAGAACGAACTGGAGCTGTTGATGTGGGAAGCAGAACAGAACCAAGAAGAAGGCGGCGAACAGCCGAACGCAAAGATCATCGAGCTGAAGCAGGCGCAGGAAAAACGGCTGGCGCAGGCTGTTGGCGGCGGGCAGGCAGAATCAATCGACTACACGGACGCAGTCAGACGGCTGCGTGAAGCAAAAGAAGGATAAGGAGATAGGATAATGGAAGAACTCACGATGACTTATGAACAGGCAGTTGCATTTTTAAAAAAGTACATGGAGGAGAACGGCAGGAAGCAGGTGGAGGTTGCCGCGGAGCTGGGCGTTTCAGGTGGACTGGTCAGCAGCTTTCTCGCGGGGACGTATAAAACGCCCCACGCCATCATCCCGAAGGTACAGGAGCTGGCAAAGATCCATGAAAAGAAAGCGGTCACACCGAAGGAGCCGGATTTTGTGGAAACTTCCGTCAGCCGTACCGTGACGAACGCGATTGCATACGCGCACCTGCGTGGGACGGTGGCCGTGGTATACGGGGACGCCGGGGTGGGAAAGACCTTTGCGGTGCGCGAGTACATGAAGCGCAACAGCCTTGCGCTGGGCATTACGATTTCCCCGACCTATGCCAGCGTGACTGGGGTAAACGAACTAATCGCGGAACAGCTGGGCGTCCGGGAGCGGGGTGACCGGAAGATCACCCGCGAGATCGTCGCAAAGCTGCGCAACAGCGGCAGGGTGCTGGTGATCGACGAGGCGCAGCACCTGACTGTGCGGGCGCTGAACCACCTGCGCTGCGTGTCAGATGAATCCGGCATCGGGATCGCGCTGGTCGGGAATGAAGAGATCTACAGCAAACTGCGGGGAAGCGGGAAGGCAGACTTCGCTCAGCTGTTTTCCCGTGTCGGCATGCGTAAGCAGGTGCTGACGAACAGCCTGACGGCGGAGGACATCCGGAACATCTTCGGGCCTTATGGGCTGGATGAAGGGGCGCTGGGGCTGCTGTCCGGGATTGCACACACCAACTATGGGCTGCGCGGTGCGGTAAATGTGTTTGTAAACACGGCGGCAGTGTATGGGAAGATCGACAAAGCCGGGATCGTAAAAGTAATGAGGGATATGAACATCGGAGCATAGGGGCCTTGTGCCCCTGTCTAATGCAGCCCCCGTAAGGGGACGGTCGCAAGCCCGTGGAAATGCAGAGCGGACAGGAAGGATGGTGGACATGAAGAAAAGGATTGCGGCGGTATGCGCCGCCCTGATGCTTGCAGTGCCGGTACAGGCACAGGCAATGGCCGACAGCGAGGTGTATGCGCTTGCGGAAGAGATCGGCGGGGCTTATGGCATCTGCCCGGAGCTCCTGCAGGCGATCGCATGGCATGAGAGCCGGTACGAGGAGAATGCCAGCAACGGAGGCTGTGAGGGGCTTATGCAGGTATCGGAAAAATGGCACCGGGACAGGATGAAGGAGCTGGGTGTCACAGATCTGTATGACCCAAGACAGAACATGACTGTGGCTGCCGATTATCTGGCGGAGCTGTTTGAGGAGTACGGGGAACCAGGGATGGTTCTGATGAAGTATAACGGGGACAGCACTTCAGTCGCCCGTTATGGGAAACTGGGATATGGGATGTCCGAATATGCGGAGGGCGTCCTGCAGATGTCCGCCCAGATGGAGCGGGAACATGGAAAGTGAGGAAGAAAAATGGCAAGGAAAAGGATGGAGGATCCGTCCCTAAAAAGCTGGGACGAAGTAAATGCGGCATTAAAGCTGATCCGCGACAATGAGATCGAACTGGAACTGATCGAGGCAGACATGGGAAAAAAGATCGCGGACATCAAGGAGCAGGCGGCGGAGCAGGCTGTGCCGTACCGGGATGACATCAAGAAGCTGGAGCTGCAGGTCAAGGAGTTTGTGACGCTGAACAAGGCGGAGCTAAAGGGCAAGAGCCGGGAAATGGACTTCGGTAAAGTAGGATTCCGGATGTCCACGAAGCTGATGCTCCCGAAGCAGGTCGAAAAAGTGATCAAGACCCTGAAAAAGTACGGGATGGGGGACTGCATCACGGTAAAGGAAAGCGTAAACAAGGATATCTTAAAGACCTATGATGAGAAGACGATCCTTTCAGTCGGCGGAACCCTGAAAAAGGAGGATACCTTCTGGTATGAAACAAACCGGGAGGAACTCTCTGATCCGGCAGAATAGGAGGGCGTCATGAATAAGGTCACAACGGCACAGCAGCGGAAGATCCATGCACTGGCACGGGAACTTGGGATGGACGACGATCTGCTGCATGAATATGTCAGCATGCTGACGGAAAAGCAGAGCCTGAAGGACCTGACGGTCATGGAGGCAGTGAAGGTGATCGACGCCATGGAAGGGAAAAAGGGCTATGCGGCAGGCGACCGGATCAGCTGGAGGCAGGAACGCTACATAGAATGCCTAATGGCACAGCTTGAATGGGTCTTAGAGGACGGGAAGCCGGATAAGAAGCGTCTGGATGGATTTGTGAAAAAACAGTATGGGCTGGACGATTCCCGCTGGATGACCAGAAAGACCGCCAGCCGTGTCATTGAAGGATTGAAGGCGTTAGCCGCCAGAAAGAGGTCGGAGACGTCAAAGTAGCGGCATCGCCGGGAAGGAGGTTTTGATGGCAAAAAAGAATGAAGAACTGACGCTGGATGACCTCCAGGAACAGCACCGGCAGTATGCGGAGGTCATTGGGATCGACAACCTGTTAAGGCTGTCGGATACTTACGGGGGGACGAGCATCTACATCCCGCAGCGGCGTGAACTGCTCAAAAACCGCACTTATAATGCGATTTACAGGGAGTTTGACGGCAGCAATGTAGACCAGCTTGTAAAGAAGTACGGGGTATCCAAAAGTACGATATACAAGATCGTGGGGGACAGACTGGGCCGTGGCGGGCAGTTGCCCGGCCAGATGTCCTTTGCAGATCTGGGGATTTGAAAGAGGTAAGGAACGGAGGTTATAAAGAACGATGGTAAAAAGGATGACAAATAAGGAGAAAGCGGAGCGAGCGGCAATCAAGAAAAAGCTTCAGGCGGACGGGATACTTCCGCCGGATAAGCCGAGGCTGAACCGCAGGAAATTCATTGATGACGCACTTGGGGAGTTCAATGCTTTCAGGAAGAAAAGCCTTGTCAGCGATCTTTATCTGCACAAGGCAGTTGGGATCATGCTGGGGATGAAAAAGAGAAGTTCCCCGACACCGGAGGCGATCGGGGTGGCAAAAGCCTTGAGGCTGGCGGTACGGCTCAGGGAATTTGATGAGATGGTCAGGGAACGTGGAGATGAAAGCTATAAGATCTCAGAGCAGTATGATTATATCAAGGATATATTGGAGGCATAGGGCTATGGAAAAAGGAAAATGTATGCTGAAACTGTGGTGGAAGATCATTTATCTGGCTGCACTGGGGACATTGATATTAAATACTTATACGATGGTGCATATGGACAGCAGCCAGAGGAGGCTATGGAAATCAAAAATAAGGATGATTGAGAAGATCGAGCAGGAGCATCCGCAGGATGTTGGGACGGTTGAGGTCTGGGATGGTGAGAAAAAGCGGGTATATTACGGTCTTGTGACTATTGGGAATGATGGCAGCAACGGGGAACGGGTCAGAGTTATGCTGGACGGGGTGCTGCGGTCAGAAGAAAAATGTGAATGAAAGGATGGTACTTATGATAAAGGTTGCGCTCATTGTCTTGGGATTTGCCGCCGGGGCGGCATGTGCCGCAGTGAAAGCGGCGGCATTCCAGCAGGAAAAGTATAGGAATTAGCAGTCCAGAAATTTGTCTTTTGTGGAAAGTACGAAAGAATAGGCGTGTGATAAGATTACAGTGAAAGGGGAAACCCAGACACTGTAATTTTTTTATTTAGGAGAGCAGGATGGTAGAGGGGATCGCGGCAACGGAGATTGCAAAACTGGTCATTGACCTGGGCGTGACAGCGACGCTGCTGATCCTTTTCGTGATGCACTTTCTACGGAAGGATAAGGACAGCGACAAGAAGGTTACAGCGGCATATGAGGACTGCAGGCGGCAGATTGAGGCCACCTACCGGGATGCACAGGAGAAAATAGAGGCGGCAAACCGGACAATCCGGGAACGGGAGGATATGCTGATTGCGCAAAATGCCCAGCGGGAGGAGCTGCTCAGGCAGGAAGCGCAACGCAGGGAGGAACTACTCCGGAAGGAGTCAGAGAAGCGGGAAAGCATCCTGATGCTGAACATGGACCGGATCTCTGAGAGGATGGAGAATATGACCAAATCGCTGGACGTGATCAAAAACGGGTTTGCCGGTGTGGACAGACGACTGGATAAGATCGAGAAGAAGGTGGGGGAGAACAGATGAATGAAATGCAGGTCGCGGAGCGCAAGGTGCTCCGCGGTGATGTAATTGAAAAGCTATACCAGAATTACGGGACGGACATCAGGATCGCCATCCTGAAAAATTATCTCAGGATCAGGGGATTTGTGACGGAGGAGGAACTCCGGAAGGCAATCTATTACCTGGGCGGCGAAGGGAAACGGTATATCCATGTGGAAGTGAACAAAGACAACTGGCTGGACGGAACGATCTGGCTGACACCTGCGGGGGTAAACCTTGCGGAAGGCGATATTGAGGATATGGGGGTCATCATCGATGAATGAGATTTTAAACGTGGCAGGGAAGGAAATTGTGCGCAGGGAGATCATGGAGCTGTGCAGGGAGGCGGAGCCTTACGGCGCCGGTACTCCGGTATTAAAGGCGGCGCTTAGAAAGACCGGACATGACCTGACGGACCAGGAGCTGATGCGGCAGGTGGATTATCTGGAGGGCAAAGGGCTGGTGTATAAGGAGATGGTAGAGAACCGGAGGCTGGGGATCAGCCGGTGCATCGTGCGGCTGTCCCCGGAGGGGACGGACTATCTGGAGGGCAACGGCCCGGATGTTGCGGGGGTTGACTGATGGAGCAGAAGAACAGGAGCCACGGAAAGATCGACAACCTGCCGCCGGAACTGAAAAAGGAAGTGGAAAACCGCCTGTTGGCCGGGGATACCTATGAAGAGG